CTGATCGCCTTGGAGCCCGTGCCGTTGATGTCCTTGGCCTGAAGGACACTGAGCGCCACGTTCGCGGCGTTGCCCTGGTTGACCTCGCAGACCAGCCAGGCCTTGAGCGCATTGCGCAGCGAGGCCCACGCGCCGGTGCGGCCGGCGGCGTCGGACGCGGCGGGAAGGATTTTGACGGGCGGGAACTGCGCCGCCAGCTGAAGTTGAGAAGCCATTTGCTAAAACCTCGATTGATAGAGCGAGCATGCCCAAGCCCCTCACCCCTGCCCTCTCCCCGCAAGAGCGGGGAGAGGGAGAGATGCGGCGGCGTCAGCGCGCGCCGAGGGCGACGAAGGGCGATTTGGTCAGCGTGCCCTTGAATGGGGTCAGCGGGGCGGACCACATGGGCTTGCCGTCCACGCGATAGGTGATGCGGAAGACCATTTCGTCGGTCAGGAAGGCCACGTGCATGGAGGTCGCCATGTTCACGCCGCCCTTGTCGACCAGCGTGTACTGGCTCATGTCGGCGAGCAGGATGTCGCCGGGCGAGCCGAGAGCCGAATTGTATTCGGTCGCGATCAGCGGGCGGCCATTGAGCGTGGCGTAGGGCGCGGCGGACAGGCCACCCGGCGGCAGATAGACGAGCTGGCCGCCGGTGCCGACCGCCTGGTTGAGCGCGTGCAACTGCGGCTCGATGTCCTGGTTGATGAACCACACCGCGTTCGGGCGGCTGCGCGCCCACATGCGCGACCACATCTTGTCGATGTTTTCCTTGACGACGGTCTGAGTCGCCTGTCCATTTTCCTTGGCCACGGTGACCAAAGCCGGCGAGTTGAGCACGCCCAGCGGCAGACCGGCGCCCGCGCCCTCGAAAATGGCGTCTTCGGTCATGAACATGACTTCTTCCGAGAACGCCTGGCCGGCGATGGCGCCGAGCGCGGTCGAGTCCTGCAGCAGTTCGTCGGTCGTGTACATGACCGACATCAGCTTGTGCAGATCGAATTCGACGCGGCGGAATTTCGGCTTGGTCTTGTTGACCTGATCGCCCTCGTTGACCCAGTAGGAGGCGACGCCGCCCCAGCGCGAGCCCGTGGCGCGGCTGGTTTCGTCGACGGCGTTGATCTTGAGGCCGTTGGAATTGGCCGAAATCGGAACCTTGTTCACGCGGCCGAGGATTTCGCCCATGTCATGCGCGAGCATGAAGATGGCGGCCGCGAAATCGGTCTGGACCAGGAAGCCGCCGCCGGTCGGATCAACCTCGCCGGCGCCGGTTGGCGCACGGACGAGGCGCGAATCGAGGTTCTGGGTTCCGGCGCGGACGCCGAGGCTGTAGGCGGCGATGGCCTGAAGCTGTTCGCCGAAGCTGCGGAAATGGCGCGCATTATCGACCGAGAAGCCGAGGCCGCGGCGGGCGACGAACAGGGCGTCGGCGAATCCGGCGTCGCGGCCGTTGGCGTGGGCCACGGAGCGCAGTTCGCTGGCCATGCGCGCGATGGACTGAATGTCGGCGTTGCGGGTTTCCTCGGCGCTCGCGCCGGCGGTTTCGCTGGCCGGACGGGCGAGCGCGGCGGAGCGGGCCTGCGCCCGCTCGGTGCGGGCGATTTCGCCTTCGACGTTGGAAATTTCGGCTTCGGTGGCCTCGAAGGCGCGCGCATCGGCAATGGTTTCCGGCGCGTTCAGCTTATCGGTGAGATCGCCGAGTTTACGGCGCAGCTCAGCAACGGAGGGCATGGTTGATCCTTGCATGGTGAGAGAACCCGCCTGGAAAGGGGGCTGAACCCGCGCCGGTTCTTGGCGTGGGGAGCTGGATTTTCTGGACGTCAGGCAGCCGCGGCGGCGGCTTTGCGCGCCCACGCGCGGGCCTTGCGGGCGCGGAGGGCGCGGGCGTTGTCGTCGTCGTCTTCGTCCGCTTCGGGATCGTCCTGCGGGTCGACGACATTCATGATCGCCGAAGCGGCCTCGGTGATGTGGGCATGGGCGACGCGGAGGCATTTTTCGTTGGCGGCGGAGATCGCCTTGCCGGATTTGGTGAGGCCGAGCGCCGCGAGCGCGCGGCGGACGCCGCGATCGACCCGGCCTTCCACATCCGGATCCTGCGTGCCCTGGGCGTTTTCGGCGGTCTCTTCCTGCGCCAGGGCGGTTATGATGCGGTTGCCCTCGTCCATCCAGGCGCGCATGCGGGCCGGCAACGGCGAGGCGTCGCCTTCGTCCTCGCCTTCCTGTTCGATGCGGCAGCAAACGTATTCGGCGTAATTGACGAGATCGCAGAGGCTTGAAAGTTCGTAGAGGCCGCGCCTGCGGTAAGTTTTGGCGAGCGCGCGGAGATTGGGCGCTACGCCTTCCGCCGGGGCCGCGAGGCCAAGCCGGGCGAGATCGATGCCCGCGGCCTTGGCCTGGATCAGGGCCTTGGGGTTGGCCGGGATCGGCACGATGGAGATTTCGAGAAGCTCCTGCTTCTTGAAATCGACTCCGCCGGGGCGGCTCTTGTCCTTCGTGAATTCCCATTCGGTTGGCTGGAAGCCGACCGAGACGGTCTTGAGGTAGCCCCCCTTGACCATCTGATAGACGGCCTCGGCGTTGGGATTGACCTCCGCGCCCATGAATTCGATGTCGCCGACGAGGCGCGCGCCTTCGACGCGCACATTCTTGGCGCGGCCGATGACGTTCTCGACCGTCCCGGCGTCATGGCCGAACAGAGCGACGGGGTTGGCGCTGAAATTGGTCAGGTCCCAGCCCTTGGCGAAAATCACGTCGCCGTAGCGGTCGACTGATTCATCCGAGAAGACAAAGGTGATAGTGCGCTCTTCAGCGCTTGCGACCGGCGCCCCGGTGGTGGCGAAGCGGACGGCGGGCGCGGGCGCGTTCATGTCGCGCAAACGTTCGGCGTGAAAATCGCGGATGTCGATGATTTTGGGCATGTGGGCCTCAAAGTTTTTGTTCGGCGGAGCCGTCCGCCGGGCGGCCGCCGCCATCTGCCGGGCCGCCGGTGGCATGGCTGCCGGCGCCGGCGAGATTCGTGGGCTTGAGCAGATCATCGCCGCCTTCCATCGGGTCGCGGCCGTCGTCCTTGCGCGCCTCGTTCTGGGTCAGGAAGCCGCCCGAAATGCCGCGCGCGTAGTTGGCGTAACGCTGGGTTTGATCGCCGCGCGTGAGCTGGGTGAGGTCGTAATCGACGAACAGGCCCTGGCGGCGCAGGTCGAAATCGACATCGAGCTTCCATGACCAGCGGGCCGTGTAGCTCGACATCGTGAGGTTGATGTATTCCTGCGCCTGCTGGCTGATATTGTTGTTGGTCGAGCGAGCAAGATCGCCCAGCATGTGCGCCGGGATGCGGAAGACGCGGGCGACTTCCTGAATTTGCAGGCCGCGCGCGGCGATATATTCGGCGTCGGCGGCCGTTAGCGTGGTGGGCTGATATTTCAGGCCTTGTTCGAGGACGACGATTTTTCCGGCGTTCTGCAGGCCGCTTTTCTTGTCCTTCCAATCCTGCGACATGCGCGCGGCGCCGTCCGGCGTCAGCTTCTGGTCGGTCGTCAGAATGCCGCTTTGCGACGCGCCCTGGCTCATATATTGCGCCGCTTGGCGCTCATAGCCGAGCGCCAGGCCGATGGCTTCCTTAGCCAACGAGATGCGCGAGGCCCCGGCGAGGCCGTTCAGGCTGAAGCCGCGGACGTGGAGCATGTCCTCGGCCGGGATCAGGAACGGCTGGCCTTGCAACTCGGCCAGCATGTGCAGGCCGTTCGGCGTGACGCGGTAGAAGATTTGGCCGTCCGGGGATTCCCAGATCGCGACCCAATCGGCGTTGACCGGGATGAGTTTTACGACGAGGCCGCGCGCGTTGCGGATTTTCACCGAATAGGCGTTGCCGCGCAGCACGAGGCTGAGCTGCATCATTTCCGCCCACTCAAAATAGGTCTGCCATTCGTTGGGCTGGTAGAGCAGCGGATAAAGCTCGTGGTCTTGCGCGACCACGCGCGAGCCGTCCTTGTTGCGGCGATAGATCGTCGGCGTGAGCTTGGCGAAGTCCTCGCACAGCATGGTGACGGCGGCGAGGACCGTCGTCGCCGTCAGCGCCGTGACCTGGTTGATCTCGATTCCGCTCACGGCGTGCGCCGAGAAGCCGCCGCCGGACCAGAGCGCGTCGTCGTCGGCCGAACGCTTTCGGC